GTCAATTCTTGCGAGAAAGATTCCCTTTTGTAATTCAGGAAGAGCGGAAAGAATATTGTTTGATATTCGGGTCAATAGTTCCTTGATCATTCTTAAATATTTTTTAAGACCTTCTCAATCTCTTCGTCGATCAGGTCGTTGATATAAAGTTGAAGCGCCTTTTGTTCCTCCTTGGTAGGCTCAAAGATAGTCGTTTGACGTTGCTCCTCTTGTCCTTGAGCGATTAAATATTCCTTATCATTTATGATCGCGAGAAATACGTCCGGACCTTCCTCCACGACCTGAATCGAACGACGAAGATTTCCTTTGTCCTCGAGATCAACATAAGAGACTTGTCTTCCTGACTTCTCCCGATATTTCTTCCAAGATCCGCCCGCTTTATAAACTCCAATAGGAAGACCGGAAGAATCTTGTCCTTTGTTGAAAATCCTTTGCTTGATTCGACCTTCAAGATCTTTTCCTCCCGCAACAAGAATATTCTTCAATGTTTGAGAGTTCGAGACCTCTTTCGCGATCTTGACAATTATCTTCTTGAGTCCTTTGAGATCCGTCATTGTCTTATCGTTCTGAAAACGTACGCGATCGCCATAAGTCCGAGAATAATCAAAAAGACCGACAAAAAGAAATTCCGGTTTTGTTTTGGAAAGATATTGAGAATCTTTTCGACCGTTGTCTCGGTTTTATACATAGGAACGCGAATTGTGTCGGGAGGACAAATCGAACTCACAAAGATCGAATCTCCGGGAAGTCGAACAACCTTGACCTTGATATCCGTCAAGCGATCAACCATGAAGACCGTATCTCTTGAACCAAGAGAGAAGATCGTGTCGAATCGCGTTGAAGTGGTGAATATTGTTGTGTCCTTGATAGTGATCACCGAAGTCGAGGATCCGGGAAACCGCTCCGCGCACCTTTCCGGAGTTATGCAAGAACTAAGCGTCAAGAGAAGAAGAAGAATCGCCCTCTTCAGATTGAGAAGTCTCCGGAGTTGGTTTTTGAGTGATATATTCATTTTTATAAACGTCAATTTTATTGTATAATATATCCGCGAATTTATTGTTGATCAAACCAAGAAGAGACAAGTTCTTGATCAGGGACAAAAGATTGACCAAGACCAAAGGAACAAAGACCGACTCGTCCAACCAATAAATCGCAACCGAACCTTTCGCAAGATTCAAAGACAAACTCAAGAGTCCAACGTGAGAGATCAACGTCCAAAAGATCCGGACGGCCTTCTTGGTCTCGAATTTGTTATTCCTCAAGGCGATCGTCGTTCCCGTCACATGATCGACTCCAATCAAGAAGATCAACGCGTAAAGAGCCGAAGCCGGTGAATAAATCCAATTTTCCGCGAAGGCCGTAATCATTCCAAGGGAGAAGCCTCCAAAGATTGAACCAATAAAGAACTCCGGTCGTAAATTTAAAGAGGCGACCGACTCAACAATCGCCCCAAATTCTTGAACCGCGTGAAACCCGCCTATCTTGGTCGAGGACGGGGAGGAGAGGGAGGTCGAGACGGGGAGGAAGGACGCGGAGGACGAGAACCGCCTCCACAACTTCCGCAACCGCGAGAAAGATTTTGATTGTGTTTCATATATTTTTGAATTATGGTGTTCCATAGACATAACGCGATTGATTGCAATTGATACAACAATCGTCCAACCTCTTGAGAAGTTCCGGGAGCGACTCGATCAATCTTCTAAGTTGAGACTCATATTCTTTTGTGAACAGATCGTGGAGGATCTCCAAGCGTTCACGATTCAAAAGAGTGACCGAATTCAATCGATCAGTCGTCAAGGCCTCCTTGACAATCTCGAGTCCTGATCTGTAAAGAATCGGAAACCCAAGTCTTGAAGAAATAATACAAGCGAGTTGATCTTGAGAACATTCCGCCGCGATCTCCACTTGTAAACCATAAGAAGAAGAACTTGTCGAAGATCCATTCCAACCGTGAACAAGTATATTTCTTCCGGTTATTGAAGAACAACCGCAACCTTCTTTGATATCCGTATCGTTCACATTGATAAAATCATTCTCCATAACAATAAAGATCTTCGCCTCTTCAGAAAGATAATTCGGGAAGACTTCCGCCTCTCCTTTTGAGTCAGTTACAAACGAATAGATTGTTTCGTTTGATCCGTCGACAATCTTAAATTGGTGAGCAAAGTTTGCCTCCTGAATCTTGATCTTTACTTTGTTGACGCGATTTCTTAACAAACGAGATCTTCTCACTTCGATTTGAAGTCCTCTTTCCACGTTTGCCGGGATCAAATAAGTGAGAGAAAAGATTCCCGCTTGAATTGAATCGACCAAAGTGTTGACGCGGAAGAATTTGAGCGCCGCCGGAGCGATATCCGAAACAACAAGATCCGTCGCAAGAGCGATCTTGTCTTTGAGCAAAGCAACCCCGGAAAGATAGTCCGAATCCGCCACGTCCGAAGCGAGTCGAAGACTCAATCCTTCGAGTTGATTAATATAATAACCGGAGCGAGGAGTTGGTTCTCCGATACATTTGACCCCGATAAAATTTTGTAAACATTTAACCGCCATAATTGAAAGGATCTTGAAGATAAATATTTTTAGAAGGTACGGACAAGAATTTGTTCTCTTTGATCCATTCAGGAACAAAGAAAGAAGGACAATCCTTTCGCGCGAATTGATTATGTCCCGCGATCAAGATCGTCGGACAATAAGAAAGAACTTCGGAGATAATCGAGACGAGAGTCAACTCTTGTCTTTGGGTGAGCGTATTTTCGGCCTTCTTTCCGTCTTGGGATAAGCCTCCAACATAACAAAGGTGACGAGATTGAGAATTGATTCCCGCGACTCCGTTTGAGATCTCTTCGGGTTCGATCCATTTGTCGCCGTCGTGTTTGATAAACTTGTGACGCGTACCGTCAAGAAGGATCAGGTCCGAATAGCCAACGCGAGACCAACCTCTCCCCTTTGGAGCGGGTTGAGTGTGCCAATTTCTCACCGTCTCGGCCGTGACTGATCTTCCTTTTGGAGTCGCGAGACAATGAATAATCAAATACTTGAGTTCTTTATTCATTGGAGAAGGTTTCTTTGACTTCCTCAAGTTGAGTCTCGAGAGATTTCTTTTTCTTCTTTTTCTTCTCTTGTAAGATAAAAAGATCAAATTTCGATCCTTCAATCACAATAAGAGAAACCTCTTCCAAGTGTTTATTTGTATCAAACCAATCAAGAATTGATTGAATTTCGGATTCGTTCTTTTTGTTTTTTGAACCCCAACGAATCAGGAAGGGAACAAAAGAAATTCCGCCTTCAATTTGAAGGAGGTTCTCCTTGATCTTTTTGTCTTCAATCTTTTCAATTGTTGAAGCCTCAAGAATCAAAAGATCGTAAGGACGAAGAGCCTTGTCAAGAAGATCGAGGACCTTCCCGAGTTTTTCGTTCGTTTTTGGAGCGAGTTTCGAGTTGAGAATCATGTTTCAAATATAAAGAATAAAAAGAAACCGGGCCGACATTGTATCGCGACCCGGTGTTCTTACCAAAGAAGAAGAAGAAGAATCTTATAATCCGTTTAGGTCAACAACCTCCGGACAAAGCATTTGAACCTGATTCCAAGAGATTGTCCCGTCGAAATAGATTGACCCCGTATTGTTGTCTTCAATTACCTCGTCGACTTCAATTTGAAAGTCGTTGATCACTCCATAAAAGCGACCGTCACAAGAGTAATATCCGAATTTATACGAAGAAGGTTCTTGAAGGATTGTGTTCCAAAAAGAGTAAGCAAGACAACCGCCTTCTCCAACCGTCACCGTATCGGTGTTGTAATCTTGGAAGGTCAATGTCTTTTCAGCGCCGACAACCGCTTCCGGTTGACAAGACGCGACTCTTTTCTTCGTGAATGATCCTTTTGGTTTTTGACCAAGGACCAATCCCGAAATCACGACATCATTCGAAGCAACCGCCGCTTCCCACTCAACGCGGGAACCGATATCGGTGAATTCATAGTCGCATTTTATAAACACAAGGAATTTGATTCCTCCGGCGCGAGATACAATCCCGCAACCGGCCGCGTATGATAAAGGAAGCGCCGGAGCGCAAACCGAATTACATATTGCCATTTTTTTAGATTTTTAAAGTGTGAAATTGTTATTTTTAAATAAAAAGATTAACCTCCACAACCAATTGGAGAAGTTGAACAATCTTCGAATAAAAGTGACATATTCACTCCCGCATCAACACAGAAAGCCGCCGGAACTTGAAACAAGTTATAATTCAAAGCCAACTCAACGTACCAAGATTCAGTACAATCATCATAAGAAGTCTTTAAGTCGTAAACCAAGCCCGTGAAAGGATCAACGATTGTCCCGTGTTCGAAAGAATCACTTCTCTTCGCGTAGTCGCCAAGATATTTGTTCCAAGTCACTAATTGAACCGCACCCGGAGCCAAGACAATGAATTGAGTCGGATCAAAAACCGAGTTCACGTTCACATCATTGTAAAAGTACCCGTCGCCCGTCATTCTTGCCAAATCCATTCCAACCGTTGAATTGCAACAAGCGATTTGTTGAGCCTTTGCGTATAAATCGATTGAACCTCCGCCAACGATTAAAGGAGTTGAAGCCGCGCCTAACTCATCGTAATAGTGACGAATTCCCGCCCAAGCCATTGCGTTAGGACCTTGAGTTGTTGAGTTAAACAAAGGAATATCTTTCGAAACTGATCCGTCCGCAAATGTCCCCATGTTCGCCGCTTGAGTTGCAAGAATCAACTTGTCAACTTTCATGTTCACGGCGTTCATCGCTCTCATTATATTTTGACCAACCCAAACCGAATCCGCCTCACATAATTTTCTCATGTCGTTCTCGGCGAACTTCATCTTGTACTTTGCCACATCGAAAGAAGTGATCAAAGCCTCGGAAGGAGCCGGAGCAAGTGAAGTCGTACAATTCGGAGTTGGATCCGTTGAAACATCATCGTCACAAGCCTGACTTTGATAGTTAATTTGAACCGCACGGAATTTTCCGTTCGTTGGGACGATTTCGGTTCTGATATTGATTCGATTGATATCACTCATAAGAGCATCAATAAAACCAACTTTTTGACGGTTAAGCGCCGGAGCGTTATAACCCGCAATGTCAACAAGATTTGCTTGAAGTTTGGAACATAGTCCTTCAGTATAAGCCATTGTAAAGAGTTTTTAAAAGAGTTTAGAATTTGAATTTGAATTTTAAACCGCTCACAAGATCAATCTTTTGAAATCCGATTGATCGGATCCGGTTGAGACTGAAAGGGAGTCTCGGTCCCCGGTTGTGAGTTTACGGCCCTCCGGCCCAACATGGTGACAAATATATGAATTTATTTCTATGATCCGAAGGTCTTCATATTTTTCATCGCTTCGACATTATCCGCGGCCGCCTTCATTCCCGGGAAGTTGAACTTCGGAGGATCGTTTGAAAACTCTTTTCTCTCTTGTCCTTTGATCGGATTCGCCCCTCCCGCTCCCGCGTTGGATTGTTTCACAACTCCAAGTTCAACAATATGATCGTTCAAGATATCCTCAAAACCGATCACTTTCGTTCCGTCTTTCGACAATGGATCAAGATTCGCCTTTGTCTTGACAACGATCTTTCCTTCCTGATCAACGTCAATATTGTACTTTGAAGAAAGATTCAAATTGATCGCCGGAAGAAGGACTTCGGGAGTTGTGGTCAAAGAAGGAGCCTTCCCAAGTAAAAAGGAACGGATCGCCGCGTCTTTTTTGAAAGAAGAGATCACAGAAGAAGCCTCTTTTTCTTTTGCCGGGATCACTTCCTCGAGAAGTCTTTTGTTCTCGGCCGCAACCGCAACAAGACGATTTTGAAGTTCTTCCGTAGTTCCCGAAACCGAACTCTTCGCCTTATCAAAAGCGATTGAGATAATCTCGTCGAACTTCTTTTCTTTTACTTCTTCAGCGCTCAACCCGAAAGTCTTTCGGATCTTGTGTTCCGCCTTTGATAGTTCGGTCCCCCTGATCTCGGTCGTTATCGACTGAATGAAATCCGGATCGTTTGAAATCGCGATCTTTTGAGAAGCCTTGAAAGAGTTGAATATTGGATCAATGTCCGCCGACTCTTCAGCGATCAATGTTGTAATTTGATCAGGTTTCAAACCGATCTTTTTGAGAAAACTTTCAACGTTCTTCATATCTTACTTCTTTTTTTTTGGTTTTGTTGCTGACTTGTCAATCACTTCAAAAGAAACAAATTCTTGTCCTTCCTCCACTTCAGGAAGAAGATCTTCTCCGATTTCCGTACTTGTCAACTCGTCAAAAGTCAAGTCTTTCTCTTCTTCCTTTTCGGTGAGATTTTCTTGATCCATTTTTTGAGCGCCTGAATTAACCGGAGGAACGAAATCCTTTGAACGTAGCAAAGGAGTTGAAGGAGAAACAACTTCCAACTCGTCAAAGTCTCCGAATTTGCCGTTTGTTTTTAATAGGTCGACCGCCTTTCGAGAAAGATCAATCATTCTCCCGGTCTTAATGTTTTGAATTCTTACTTTTTCCATTGTTTTAAATTTTATCAAAGATAATAAATTCGAATCGGAAAAAGAATCTTATTCAATCAACGTCAATAAATCGTCCGGAACCATGGAATAAAACCATTCGTCCCCCTCTTCGTTGATATATTCGGAATCCTGAAAATCCTTTTCAATAATTGCTCGAATCAATTTGAGTTGATCAACATCATAATTAAAAACCGCGATTTCGGTCAATTGACTCAATTCTTGGATTTGTTCTATTCTCATGGTGCAAGTTTTACCGTTTTTAAATCAATGTTAAACTCTGAAAAGTATTGTTCAACCAATTTGAAAACCTTCGGATTTTTATCTTTGAGAGTCTTGTTGTCATAAATATAAAAAGTAAGAGACTCGGTCCAAAACTCACGAAAATTTGTTTCTCCGTAAAGCGTTGGAGCGTCTTGAAGAGTGAGTTCATTCTCTTTTATCAATCGATTGAAAACCGTCAAACTCCGATCGTATTTGTTTTGGAATATATGTCCGGCCTCGTGAGTGATTGTCGGAGCGACATTCTTTTTCCCTTTTGCATTTGAGGCCCCTCTCACCGACCAATATTTCCAATCCTGATCTCCCTTTTTCTGCGCAACGATTGTCTTATTAAAAATAAGATATTGATCATTGTTGAAAGTTGTGAGTCTTGTGTCAACATGATCCAACTCGTTGAAATTCATGTCAATCTTTTCAAAAACAGACTTCTCTCCTTTCAAAATCTTAATATTCATAAAACTATTCGTTGTTGAACAATTTCCGTTCGAGTTTTTTGAAATATTGGCCGCTCGAAAATTTGTCGGAAGAACCGTTCCCTCGACGGACTTCATTGTTTTATATCCCCGAGAAGTTGATTCTTTTGTGTTGCGAAGAAATATTCGGACATTGTCTTGATTGATAATGTCAACAACTCCGTCCGTATTAAAAAGGACGTTATTCATCGAATTGACCGTTTCAATTGGTTGAGAACTATAAAACAAGCCGTCCGCAACTTTTGCCGTTTGCGATTGTTGCGTTTCAATCTTTTGGATTGACTTATCAATTGACTTTTGAGGACTGATCTCTTTTATTTGTTGATCAACGACATTATTAACTTCGACTTCTTGTTTTTGTTCCTGAAGTCCGAGTTGTTCCCTTTGGCTCTTTGTCATCTTGAAAGGAATCGCCGAATGTCGACAATTGTATCCTCCACGATAGACGGCGAAATTGTTCTCGTCGGTTCCCGGGATCATTCCCGTTCCGTTGTTGTTGGCCCAAGCGATCTCGTCCGGAAGATTTTCTTTCAAAAGGATCTCCTTGAAAACCCAACGACGACATTGAGGACGCGAGTCCTCGATAAGACTTCCAACATATCGAAACGCGTTGAGATCGAGATCTTCGGCGATTCTTGCGTTGACTTGTCCGTCGTATTGGTTGAGCGCGTCGCGAGAAATTTGTCCGACGTATCTTTTGAACCTTCCCAAATTGTCCGGATCGGTTAAAATATAGGAAGAGATCAAAGACTCAAGATTCTCAAAGGTTGTCCCGGAGACGATATTCTGAAAGAGTCCGTTTCGAAGAGGATCCGAAAAGTTGGTGTTGATTCCGGCCCCGACCAATCCTTCAAGAGTTTGATCAACGACCGTCTTTTGAATTGGTCCGACAATCTTCTCGAATTCTTTGTTCGAGATCCCGTTGAGTTCTTCGTGAGTCTTTTGATTGTATTCTTTCACCTGATCAAAGTCGCGGAGATAAGTCTTGACGTCCGAAGGATAAGAAGATCCTTGAATCGCGTCTCGAATAATCTTGTTGATCTTGTTGATCTCCTCGGTGTTGTTCTCATCAAAGAGAATCCTCCCTCCTTCTTGATTAAGCGAAGAGATCGTCTTTTTTACGGCCTTATAAATCGACTTTTCAATCTCATTGAAGTTCTTCAAGAGTCTCTTGTCCGAGGTACTCATAAAAGAATCTTTTTCTCGAATCAATTTGAGAATCGAGGTTGAAAATTGGTCGTCCATTTTTTAAGGAAGAATAATCGTGTTATTTTGCTGAATTCCTGAAGTGATTGAGTTGATCTTTTCGTCCATTGCGACAAAGATCTCCGCAAGTGGTTTCTCCAAAAATACCGTTCCGGCCTCCGCAACAAGCGAAGTCAAAACCTTGTAAGCGTGGAGGCTCTTGATCATATCCGAGAAAGTGATCACTCCCGAAGCAAGAAGAGCGAGTTTGTCTTTTGCCGTTGTGTTATATATCGGATCGTAAACAACAAGGACTTCAACCATTCGGGAAAGAGTCTTGTTTCCGGAGAATCTCTTCTTTGCAAGATCCTTCGTCGCCTCCACTAAGAAAGCAACCGGAGCGTTCTTGTCGGAAAGTTTTGAAACCTCGTCAAGAAGATCTTCTTCGTTCTTCATCGAGAAAGAAATTGGTTTCACAATTATCGGATCGATTGGATCAACAACTTGACGATATTTCTCAATGATCAATAAACTCTTGTAAATTATTTCGTCAAAGATATTATTCGAGATCTTTGAGAGTACGATATAAGAATCCTCACGATCAACGCGTTTCGCCTCTCCGGATTGAGCCTCCTGAATTGTGTTCAAGTTGAGAGCCTCTTCGGCCTTTTTCAATAATATCTCCCAAGCCTCCCCGGAATACTTGATCACATCAACGGGAGGACCAATGAATCGAATCATTGGAGAATCACTTTGAGGACCGTTGATCGGATCGGATCCGCGATCTCTCATGAATACGCCAAAAGGAGATCGAGAGATCACTCTTCCGGTCCCTTTGCATTTCTTACAAGGTCGCTCCTCGTCAATTGAGGAATCGAAACAAAGTCCGTCTCGACAACCCGGAGCCGCGCAAATATCCGCCACCTCTTCGCGATATGGAAAACAACTTGTTGTCATCACTCCCGCCCAATCACTATATTGACGAATTGCCTCGTTCGCAAAAGGAACAAAAGCGGAGAAGTAAGATTCAAAGAAGTCCTCGTCCGTCGCATCGCCACCGAGAACAATCGCCGGAAGAATTCCGGTGTCATGTTGATATATCAATTCGAGATTGAACTTTTTATTCTTTCCGTTTCCTCGTCTTTCCGTTGACTTATAAAAACCCGTCTTTGTAAGGGTCAAAATTATGTCCGCCTCTTTTTGTTTTCCGTCGGTGAAAATGATATCCTTTTCTTTTGACAACCAAGAGATCGCCTCGTCGGAAAGATAGACGATATCTTCCGAGGATATCAAGACGGCCTCCGCCTCCACTTTGACCGAAGGATCGAAAAGGCCTTCTCCGCCGGGAATCCAAGCAAGATAACCGTTCGGATCTTCGATCATTCGTCGAACGATATATTTTTGAATGTATGAATAAAAGTATTGACCCGAGAATTTCTTTTGATCCAAATAATCGGAAAGATCCGCCGAAACCGTGATCGAAAAGTTGGCCGAAGAAAAGATCCGGAACAACTTGTCAATTGCTCGATTCATGCTCCCCTTCGTGATCGGTTCCCAAGTGTCAAGTCTATATTTTTGAACTTCCGGATCCTCGTTTGGTCTTCTCATGGTGAGAATCTTCCCGGGATTTCTTCCGCGCGTGTGAATGAACATTGTATTCCGAACCTCGTTCCAATTATTTTTGTTTTTAGGCTCCGGAAGTCTCCCGAAGTTGTCGTTCAATTGTTCGATTGTCATTTTTTTTAATTTTCTTATTTATTGCAATTGAATGATTGTTGAGATACTATTCTTTGAAGTCTTGCTTCGACAAACCATTGATTCCCGATCTCGTTATTCTTGGAGACCTCTCCGTCCGAAAGATAAGCGAATCCGTCGACCCTGACGTCAGGAGCCGCCAAGATATTTGTAATAAGACGAGCAATTGAAGAAGGAGTTCTTTGAGTTCGAAGAGAATAATTCCCCAAGATCGTGGAGGAAGTCGGGATCATTCGATTTCCGATCTTTTCTTTTGAGATATCGAAATTCAATTGTTCGACAACTCCTTCGACTCTGTATTGATTTGAATAAGTGAAAAGACCGGTTCCGATCGCTTCCTCTCCATAATAATAACCGAAGGAATCAGTTCCTTGATATATTCCTTCAAGAAGGATCGTCGACTTTTTCTCCGGACAAGGATTTCTTTTGTAAGGTTGTGAGCAAAGGAAAAAGTCCAAATATTCGCCTTCAATCACAAGCGAGAAACAACCGTTTCCTTCAGGAAATTGAGCCGCGAGAAGATCAAAGATCTCATCGGAGTCGATCTTGATTGTTTGAATGTTGGACCAACTGATTTCTCCTCTGTAATTCCTTACCGGAAAGACTCCAACAAAAGAAGAAGTCGCAATTGTCGCCGCGTTCAAAGGTCCGCCTCCAATTTGTTGAACTAAATCGCCGGAGCAACAATCTTTGATTCCAATGAAGGCCCAATCTTCAAAGTCCGGGAATGTTCCGTTTGGATCTTGTCCCGTGACGTTGTCAATTTGTTGTAATTGAATGAAGATCTCGTCGCCGTAGTTCAATATATTATTGAAAGGAAGATCGTTCTCACATAAAGGACAACGATCGGAACCTTCGCAAGTACAAAGAAGAAGTCCGTTGTTGACAACCGCAGTCCCGCAAGGATTGTCCGGATCGCCGGATCCACAAGCGAGGATCTCAATTTGAGCACAAATTGTTCGATCGAAAGAATCAACTAATTCGGCGCAACCTTGAGATATATCACAATAAACCGTTGAACCTTGTTGATAGGAAGTGAAAGTTGTATTCATTAAGTCGGATCATTTAATAAGATAGCACAAATTAAGTATTTCCCCGGAGATAATCCTTGAATATTAAAATTGAAGGATCCGTTGTCGTTGAAGGTGACCGGGAGATTGTATAGTCTCGGATAATGAAGCGCCGGAAGTCCCGAAGAAGGATTTTCAGCAAGAACCCCGTCTTCCTCTTGAATGTTGTTGATTCCATAAGGGAAAGACTCAACCGTCGCGAGAAGGTGACCTCGATAAGAGATCGGAGGAGTGTTCTTGAAGACGTTGACCTCAATAAAATCAAAGGATCCCTCACAAAAAGGACCTTCGATCTCGGTCGTTCCGTTTCCGTCTAATCGAAGAGGACGGAAGAGCGAATCAAAAGGAGCCGTTGAAGGTTCCACGTCAACCGGAGTCAAAGAATAGGAAGAATTTAATACCAAATTGAAAGCCTCTCCAAATATGGAAGAAAGATCGAATTCGAATTGATATTCGAAAATTATATTTTCGTCTCCCCAATTATAATTGACGCCAATAGTATTGACATAAGTTGAGCCAAGAGGACCCGCCGGAAGTCGGGAATAAGAAGTCGGAGAATTCGCAACAAAGACGTTGGATCCTGAAAGAGGAAGATCCTCTTCATATCTTACCCGACCGCTCCAAAAGAGATCGAGATTCCCAAATCCATTGATCCCCGCCGTAAAGTCCGGAGATAAGTTGTTGAAACTTCCCGGAAATCCCGGAGTCTTAATTGATTGATATTGATCAAACATGAAGAAAGTCGTCTTTCCAACTGAAGGAAAGTCAGGAACATATCGATAAACATTGAGACGAACATTTGTCAAGTATTCGTACCAAATCGCCGGAGCGCCATAATTAACAAGGCAAAGACTGAAATCTCCTCCGTTGACTTCAAGTCGGTGAGAGACTCTTTCTTTTACCGTTGGAATCGCGCAATTGGTCCCAATTTGTCGAAAATAGTTCCACCATTCAGAATTGAAAGACAAAGGACAACAAATCTCAATCCCCGGAATTCTTGTCACAAGGATCTCGTCCGAAATATAAGAGAAGACCTTTGAATTTGAATCCGCATAAACAACCGCAACCGCGCGATAAATTCCTTCAGGATTGACCCCTTGATCAACATTGACAATAACCTCCCAAACATTCCCGCTCACATTTGTCGGGCCGGTTGCCGGTCCAATAAATTGATTGTTGATAAGGCCGGGACCTCCCGTCACAATGTCCGCGCGAGAGGAAAGATAATTGTCATAAAATTTCGCGAAGTTATTCTCTTGAGAAGTATCGATCAACCAAAGAACAATATTGTTGACCGGTTCCGATCCTGAAACTCCGAGATCAATTCGAAAGGTGAGTTCGGTTGGAGTCAGAATCGACAACTTGTCGACTTGAATCATGTTCCTATAAAGAGCGAATTGAGGATTCGTCCAATCCGGATCCGAGCCGTTCCAACCTTGATTGTAAAATTTCGCGATAAAAGGAATCGCCTTGATGAAGAAAGCCTCGTTCGGTTCGTAAGCCAAAGGAATTGATCCGGGAATTTCGTTCGGGTGATTCGGATCAACAACATAAGTCATAAAACAAAGACGTTTTTCAACGTTGTAAACCGATTGAACCAAATTTTCAAGAGGAAGCGGCGCGGATTGGTGAGAATTAAGAAGTTTCGGTTGATTCGCGATCGTTCCCGTTCCGATCCAATCGTCCAAATCTTCAATCATATAAAAGATAAAGTCAATGAAGAATTTGTTTTGATCAATAAAACTGATATAAGAATTCTCATTCCTTTGAGAATTTGCCGAAGTTCCCGCGTTGAAGATTTGCATCTCAAAGGTTGAAAATCCAAGATTCGGATTGAATTTGAAGAAATATCCGGACGGAGGAGGACCGTCGACAATTCCGGACGGGTACTTGACCCCGAAATTGGAAACAATGTCAAAGAGCCAAGGATTGAAATAAACATCGAAATCCGGTCCGGTTATTTGTTGATTGTATTGATAAACAACGCGAAGGATTTTTTGTTCCCCGATTGCCGCTTCGTCATAACGAGTGAGCGGATCCGTAACATCAACCGGAGGAAGGAAATTCGATTCCGTCTTCAATTCCGACGAGATCAAATTCAATCCATTGGTTCCGCATTGAACCGGAACGACGTTGAGAAACAAAGCAAGGATTGCTCCGCAAATTGTAATATTTAAAACCGTGAATCCCGGAGTCCATGTTCCCCCGCATTTCGTAAACTGAAGAAGACTATCTCCCCCGGGAGGAACTTCAATGTTTGTCGGATCCAAGACTTCAACTCCATTCAAATAGAAGGTCACATCGCCCGGAGTATAAAGCGGAAAGTCAACCGCAACGAATAAAGATCCGACCGTATTGTTTTGCAATATTGCTGCGGTTGGTTGAAGTTGAGAACAATCGCCTCCCGTACAAGGGAAGAATTGAAGATCAGGTCCGCCGTATTGAGGAACCGGTTTGAAGGCCGGAGAGATTGGATCAATCGGGATAAAAGTATAGTATAAATTTTGAGAACCTCCTGAATAGTGAATGTGAAAGTTCCCCGAAAACGGAATTCCAACTCCCGAACAACCTCCATTCACCACTAAATCAATCGAGACATTCGTGTCCGGATCGTCGGTCATATTAATATGGAACGACAAGGGATTCGCCCAAGGAATCCCGTTGACTTGTGTGATCACTCCCGAACAAGTATCGAACCATTCTATTTTGGTGACTTCCCGGAAAGGTTCTCCGGGAGACAATTCAAGTTCAAGACGAAGAAGTTGTCCGCAAGTAGCAAAAGGAAAGATCGGATTTTGTCCGAAACCCGTTTCGACTAAGGAGTTTATTTTCATAGTGTAAAAATATCAATTAATTTAACAAATTCCCGAGACTTTCATTGTTCGCGCGTTGAAGTCGATTTCCAACTCTTGAATCTTTCCTGAAATTGAAAGACCTCCTCGATTAAGTCTCACCGCCTTATCGAAGGCGATTGTCCGAAGATTGTCGCAGTCGAATAAGAACGTAAAGGAGAAATTGAAATTTGAAGATCCGGGAAGACGAGGATCTTCAATCGCGTAGAAATTTGAATAAAGGTTGTTTTGATATCCTTCATCGAACCAAAAAGGATAATTATATCGCTCCTCCGGAACCGGTCCGGGATTTCCTCCACAAAAGGAATCGGAATAAAAGTTTTGAATATATCCATTCGTTCCGGAATCGGGATTGTGAATCAGAAATTTATAATTGAAGAAAGTATGTTGATTGATCAACATCGCGCGATTATAACTTGAGAAGGCTCCAAAGAAGATCACATTGACAACCCCACCAAGAGCCGACTCGAATCGAGAAAAGAGATCCGCATCAATCCCGTCTTGACGAAAACGAGCCGGAGAAACCGGAAGAGGAAGACGAAAGACTCCTTTTTGAGTTGTTGAGAACGGAATGTTCCATTCAACAATATCGTTCCACCTACTTTTGGCCTCGTTCCCGATATAATCTTGAGCGTCGGATTGATATTCGAATTGCCCAAAGGAATAACGTTCTTTTTCAATCCAAGAAAAACAAACCTTGTCTTCTAAGATCAATCCTTTGTTGAGAAGGTCTTCCGTATCAATCCACGTCGAAGACAATTGAAAGAAATCCCTTCTTTCAAAGATCAGGATTCCCGAATTGATTGAATAATCCGCATTGAATAACGGGATCAAATATTCCTCAATAAGACTCTCCAAAGTTTCAACCGGAATATTGTTTTCGATAAGACGGAAGTTTGAGGAAGACTTTTTCCTTCCGCGATCCACTTGAGCGGAAACAAGCAACGTATTAAAATAAGGAGACGAGGGATTGTTGAGGATCGAAGATTGAAAGGTTAATCCGCATTTTTTACAAACATTGTTCACGTAGTCGCGAACGTATGGCGAAGGGTGATATCTTCCGCAAGGAATCAATTCTTCGTTGATCTCTTTGAAGAGGTCGGTCACTAATCCGATAAGAGTGAGCGGATTCGTGAAGGCTCCCGAACAATCAGGAGGAGAACAAATCGGACCAATTTGAACCGTCCAACGAAGAATCTTGAATCTCAACTTGAATCGACAAATCACAACAACGATATTGCAAAGAATGTTGACAATCCCCAAAAGGAAAAAGATCGCGATCACCCAAGGAATCAAAATCAGGTAAAAGATTTGATTCAACAAATAGGCTAACCAAATTAAAACAACTTGCATAAATTGAGGACGCGACTCGATACAATATCGCAAAGGAACGAAGTCGCGCGAAAGAAATCCGTCAAAGTTGTCAGCGATCAAAGTTGATCGGAAGCAATTGAACGCGTCGTTTTCTTCAATTATGTTCGCAGTAATTGAACAACCCGGTTCGCACCAATCAATTGAATCTCCAAGAATCAATCCCGTGAAGACCGGATCCGAACAACAATCGTCATAAATTTTGACCGTCACCTTGTTGGCGAATCCGTTTGAGTTGTTTAATATGATAGGAGCGAGAATGTCGAAACCGTCATCGTAAAAAGTCAACTCCGAGGAGAACGATTTTGACAAGAATCGATCTTCGTCTTTTTCTCGTAATGTAATAAGAAAAGAATCAACTCCTTCAATTCTTCCGCGAACGAGAACTCCGTTGAGTTCGATTTTTAAGTTGCTTATCATCTTGCTCCTTTTTTGATTCTTGATTCTTTAAATTGGTAAGAGGAGACAAGGCCGTGAATACCCTTTTCCGAAATCGAAAGGTTGAGACCTTGTTGTTCACGAATTGCGCGTTCGATCTTGTCAAGTTTTCCGTCAAGACCCGAGTTGTTTACAAAGATAATCTTCTCCCCAACTCCTCGAGCGACGAAAGGATCTCTTCCTTTGTGAATGTCTTCAAATACTGATCGAAACCTCCTTGTCTTTTCTTGAGTGAATACAAATTCCCCTTTGTGAACGATTCCGGCCGGTTCTCTTCTTGCACCGTCGCCGGTATAACCGCCCTTTTCAAATCCTCCCGCCGCTTGTGCTTGAGCCTTTGCCGCGACAAATCCCGCCGCAAGAGCGATCAATGTCGCCGCAATTGTGAAAGGAGCCGCCGCGCCACCTTCCGCCGCAGCCTTTGAGATTGCGATTGCGGAGTTGGTTGTCATTTCAATAAGGCCGAGGACTTGTTGTTGTCGGACATATTGTTGACGAGCGCGGACCAAGTTGTCAAGTTTTTCTTGTTCCGATTCGAGGATTGCGACGTTTCCATTTTCCGCAAGTTTCGCGGCGCGTTCAACTCTCTTTTGTTGGTTGGAGATTGCAAGATCCGCCTCTTGAATTCGAGCGGCCGAAATTTCTTTCAAAGCGCTCAAAGACTCCTTCGTCAAATTGATTATTCCTTGAGTAATCTCTTGTTGAACTTTGAGGTCGTCTTCGGTTGTTTTTGCTCCGGCCTCTTTTCCGGCCGCCGTTTTTTTATCCAAATAGTTTTGATTCAACTTCAGGATCTCAAGGTTTGATTTCGCCGTGATCGCCGCCTTTTCTTTTTCGGAGAGTTTCACATTCCCGAGATCCGCGTTTCTTTGAGCAATGATCGCCGCCTCCCGAAGTTGTCTTTCTTTCTCTAATCCCTGACGAATCAAATCAAGTCGCGCGTTGATCTCGGATTGAATTGTTTCTTTGTCTTTGGCCTTTGTCGCCTTGGATAACTTGTCAAGTGATTCTTGTTGAAGTTCCTCGAGTCTTTTGTTGGATTCTTCCGCAAGAAAGATCTTCTCTTCAAAACTTGTCTCTTCAATTGACCTCAAGGCCTTGGAGTCTCTTTCCGCCGCGTTGATATCAATAATCTGAAGTTGATTCGCCTCTTGGTTTGCAATGATTTCGAGTTTCTTCTTTTTGATATCGTCCAAAAGTTTCGCCGTCGCTGAAGTATAGGTTTCGTTATTTTTAAACTCTTTGATTCGATTGTTGATCTCCTCGTCCACTCTTGCGCGATCAACGTCCGCGAGATCCTTCGCTTGTTTCTTTGCTTCCTCCACGTTTTTAGGATCGACAAAAGAAGGTCCTTGTTGTGAAAGATCAATCTTGAGTCCGCGAAGTTCTTTCTCCAAGTCGGCCGCCAATTTAGCCCGGGAGTTGATCAATTCAACCGAAACCGGAATGTTGATCGGATCGGTTGGTCCTCCGATCGCTTCGGCCGTTCTTTTTGAGATCTTATCGATCGCCGAATTGACAAGAGCGAGTTCCTTTTTGGAATTATTGATTTGAGCCGTTTGAATTCCGGTCCTTGATTCGATAATCTTGTCAACCGCAACGTCGGAAGTTGCAAATTGAGCGTTCACCGAATCGGAGATCTTTTTCTTCTCTTCGAGGTTTGCGTTGAGAATCTCGGTGAGTCGAATTTGTTCTTTGTATAGGTTTGTCAAGGCCTCCTCTCCCGCCGAAGCAAGAGCCTTCTTCTTGATTGCTTCCGTCGCGGAAAGATAGGCCACTTCAAGCGCCGCAACGAATTTCTTCTCGTCCGTTAAATTGGTGAGCGTTGTTCCGAATTGATCATTGAGTTTCTTGATCAGGACGGCCCTTTCTTGAGATCCCGCGTTCGACTTTTTGATTTGTTCGACGTTCGCAGCAAGAGCCGCCTTTTCTTCGTTCAAGTTCTTCTTGAAGGATTGTTCAAACTCTCCGAAGGCCTTCGCCCCGTCCGCGAATCTTTCAACTTGAGTCGCCGACGCGTCCGCCGCGTCCGCGAAGTCAACAAATAAGATCGCCGCAGTTGTCAAAAGAGTGATCAGGATCCCGAGCGGGTTCGCCTTGATCGCCGCGTTGAATCCTTTTGTCGCAATTGTTGCGACTTCCGTCGCCACCGTTTGAACTCGAGTCGCGAATGTCGCTCCTTGCGAAGCCGTTGTCGCGATCCTTGTTGCGGTTGTTTTTATGTTTGTCGCCACCGCGAGAGCGCGTTCCTTGATAGCCAAAGCAAGAGTCACCGCGTTGGATAAGACTTTGAGTTGAATGTCTCTTGTCATCGCACCAACCGACAAAGCGATTGCCGCTCCAACCGCAGCGAAGGCCGCTCGATTTGCTTCAAGTATTGAGTTGAAGTTCCCAAAGAAGGAAAGGACTTGCGTCGCCGTATTGATCAGGACTTCAAAGACCGGAAGAAGGCTCTCACCAAAAGACCGGCGAATCGCTTCCGCGTTACCTTGTAAAGTTGAGAGTCTTCCGGCCGTAGATTGAGCCAACTTTTCCGTCAATCCTTCGAATTGACCTCCTGAAGAAGTAAGAGTTCGGAATCCTTTTTCCAAATCCGAGAATCCGATCTTTCCTTCCGAAGCGAGTTTCTTGATATTCCCGGCCGAAGTTCCCAAAGACTCCGCGAGAGTGTCAATGATCGGAATCCCGGCCTCGGTCAATTGATTAATGTCTTCCGCGTAGAGAGTCCCTTGAGTTCGAGCCTTTCCGTAAATTATGGCCAACTCATTGAAATTCTTTCCGGTTCCCGCCGAAATGTCTCCGATATTTTTCAAAGTAGCGGTCAACTTCTCAACGGGTTCTCCAAAAGCAAGAAGCGCCTTTCCGGCCTCTTGGACTTGCGCCGGAGTGAAAGGAGTTTTCAAAGAGAATTGTTCTAATTCTTTGAGGACCCGCGCCCCTTCTTCGGCCGAGCCTAAGAAAGTAGAAAAAGAGATCTCAAGAGTTTCAAAGGCCGCGGCCGCGTTGATCGATTGCTTCGCCAATTCAGCGAATTGAGATCCGATCGCGATTCCTCCGAAGGCCGCTCCCGCTAAAGAGAAAGCCTTTCCGAGAGAAGTCACTTTTTTTTCTGTATTGTCAACCGAAGTATTGACCCCGGCAAGTTCTCTTTTGAGAGAAGCAACGTCCGCCTCGATTTTGAAGATTATATTCTTAACCGCCATGATTTGAAAGTTTTAAGAAGAAAGCCTCTTTTTCGAGACTCCTCCTTGATCCGAGTCCGAAGATCGTGAATTCTCGGCGGATTTGTTCTTCTCGTCAATAATTTTCAACCAAGTGTTGATCGTTTGATAGTATTCTTCAACGGACAACGACTCCAAGGCCTTGACTTCGGAAGGTTTTGAATCACAAATCAATTGATTCAAATAATTTATTTCGTCTATATAATTGGAGAGATCGTCCCCCGAGTAAGTCGGTCGAGCCTTTCTTTTTCCGGGACGTTCATTTTCAAATATTCGAGGATATCTTCTTCGGACATATCCGAATATTTGATCGTGTGACTGAAGGCTCCGCGCAAAAAAAAAGCCCGAGCGTCCTCGTCCGTTTTAAAAATATCAATCTTCTTTTGTCGAGAAAGCGAATCAATAGAAGTCTCGTCCTCGTCCTCGAGAACATAATAACAAAGAGCGAGTTCGATCAAGGTCTCCTCTTCTCCAAGGAATCCCGTCCGGAATTCCATTTCGCCAAGGATCCGGAAAAGTTCAACAATATCTCCTTTGTTCGCGGCCTTCTTCATCTCACCAACAAGGAAAAGAAAGACGGATCTTGTCAAATTTAGGTCCGCGAAACGCGTCGCCACCTCCGCCGAGATCGCTCTCTTTGCCGGGAGATCCAACGGGTTGGAATATTCGAACCAACGATTCCCGAATTTGTCAATATAGACTTGAGACATCGCAACCGAACGCGTCTTTTGTGGAGGATTGGAGATTGTTTCCTTCTTCTTCTTAAATAATTGGAACATGATTTTCGTCTTTAGTATCGACAAATATACTCTTTTGTTATCGAAAATAACGAACGAAATCGGAGTGAAAAGTGAAAAGATAATATCTCAAGCAGTCCAACAAGTGAGTCTTTGACGCGTCCTTCGATTTGTCAATGTCGCCGAGGTTGTCGGTTTGGACCGTCTCCAAATCGGAGATTGTGAAAGTACAAGATTCGTCAATCAAGAAATCAGGGTGACGATCAAGAAGCGAGTTCAAGAGAACCCGGGAGTTCTTGATTGAAGGATTGACCGAGGGAACTTTGAACGCGTTTGTTGAGAGATCAAGTTCGTTCTTGATAATTTGATAAAAGTTCAAGGCTCCCTTTGTCATCGCGGATCTGTTTCCTCCTGACGCGTCACCGGTGACAATGAAGTTTTGATCGCCAAATTTCGCGCGGATCGTTTCACAAAGTTTATAAATATCGGAATTTCGAAGTCGGAATTCGTGGAGGATCCTGATCTTGTTTCCGTACGATTGACCCGCCAAGCAAGTGATCGGATCAACGTTGAAGTCAAAAGATAGGATCAAGGGAACCTTCGGTTCAATGGTCAAGCCTTTGACAACCGACTTCGATCTCTTGAAGGAATAAGCAAAAGGTCTCTCAATATCGAGAACGTCCCAACGACCTTCAACGAAGATCGCCTTTGTGACCTCATCAATGTTTTCAAGTCCCTGAAGATAAGATTCAGGAAGAGAGGGATTGTCGATCATCAATGAAGGAGTGAAAGAGTATTCCGAAGGAAGATTCCCGTCAACATATCGATCATAAAAGACCGACTTAGTCCAATTTTGCGAAGGATTGCAAGTCAACAAGATAAGAGGCCGAGGTTGAACATCGAGTCCGGGAATAATATGTCGACCCGCGCGAAGTTTCATTTTCTCGAATGTCTTTTGTTGCAACTCTTGCGCCTCCTCTCCAATAAAGAAGTTCGCCTCGATCCCGTCGAATCGGGTCAAGTTCTTGTCCGCGTCGAAGTTCTCCGCCATGAAGTTAATCTCCGAGCCATTATTGAACCGAACAACTTGATCCGTTTGATTGTAAGATCGAATAAAACGACGCGGACAAAGTTTGAAAAAGGATTTGATTGTCGTTCTCTTTAATGTCGGAAGACTTTCCCGGACAATGAATCCACGGGATCCCGGGTAAATTTTACAATAAAGGATCGCCGCAGCAAGTGAGACATAAGACTTCCCACCTCCGGCCGCTCCTCCGAATAATAAATAAGAATAGGAACCGGAGAAGACTTTTTCAATGAATTCCTTTTGTTTTGGGTGAGCCTCGAATTTGATCATCAAAAGGAAATTGTATTGTCGCCAATTTTAAAGAGTTGCGGTTCCTGATCTTCCATAGGAGCGGACTCCGCGTTCCATGAAGTCGGATCGATATTCTTCAAGGCAAAGATCACGGAGGTCGGATTCGGCGCGAAGTATTTCTTTCGTTTGGTGATTATTGTTCTTGTCACATTCCCGGCCTTGTCTTTGATTTTGACCTCCTCCTCTTCTTCAATAAAATAGCCCGTAATCAATCGAGTAAGTCCGTCGAGAGCCTTCTCCCGAATCAATTCTCTTCCCGCCGTGGAGGCCTTTTCCTTGGCTCTTTTATAACGTTGTAAAATTTCGGAATCGAGCGCGATCCAATTATGAAGCGTCCGGGCCGTTATTCCATAAAAGCCGCAACAAGACTCAAGGGTGACTCCTCCGACTTCGTATTCAATCAGAATCTTGTCAGCGAGAGACCTCCGGTCTTGTTGGTCGTTTTTAGTCGACGATTTTTTGAGGACCGTCGCGTTGGTTGTCGATTTTTTTGAGATCTTCGACTTCTCCGTTTCTTTTTTTGACATCTTGGAGGAGGATATCGTCTCCCGTATGTTGATCAATTGCGAACTTAAAGAACGCGAGAGGATCCGGTTGAACTATTTGAAATTGACAAATCGCGGAAGCGTGTTGACAATAACTTTTCCAAATATCGGAATAAGTTTCAAATATTGGAAAACTCTGAAGTTCTTTGTCGAAATTGTAAGAGAATAAGACCTCCGCGAAATTCTTGACCAATGAATCAAACTCCTTTCCGATTGTTTCCCTTTCCCGATCCTCTTTTCTTTTTGCCGCTCTTATT